CATCTTCAGTAACTTATAAAGTAGATTTTAGACCCTATCAACATACAGCTACTACATCATATATTAATAGATCTGCTAGTGATAGAGATAATGCAGACTATGATGAAAGAAGTATATCAGTAATGACACTGCAGGAGATTGCTCAATGAGTACAATATTTGCTAATAATTTAAAAAATATATCTGGTGGTAATAATGTTAATATTAATCAATTAAGCGGTATTGATACTGCAGGTTCTATAACTGTACAGGGTGAAGGTACTGCTACAACTAATTTGCAACAAGGATTACTTAAAGCATGGGCACAATATGATCAAGACAACGATACTCTAAATGGTAGTTTTAATGTAGGAGGAACTACAGACGTTGCAAATAGTGAATATGTTCTCAGCTTTACAAGTCCCATGGCTGATGATAACTATGTAGCAAGTGCTATGGCAAACAGACTTTACTTTGTTGCCTTTAGAGACGATGAATCTGAAAAAACTTCTGATATAAGTACAACTTCTTGTAAATTTAAGGTAAATCGTTATGATGCAGGTGCAGCTGATCAACGATATACTGGTACACTATTCGCAGGAGATTTAGCATAATGCCGATACAAAGAGCGAGACCAAAATTAACAGATTTAAGAGGCGGCACACCGTTAACTTCTTTAACTGTAGCAGACTTACCGGCAGGAAGTATAATACAAGTGAAACATGCTTTTCATGGAACTAATACTGTATCAACTTCTACTGACTTCGTTTCTGTATTGACTGTTCAGTTTGATAATGATCTTCAGACTAACAGTGACGTTTTAGTTAGCGCTCATTTTGGTGCGACGAGAGGAAGTTTTAATGCTAACTGGGGAGCGCGTATAACTTTTTACAGAGACAGTACGAATCTTGGTACGGATTTTAATCTTGCAAATAACTCTGCAGGTGCGATTTTTTCACAACCTCAAGATGCAATAGGTGCTACGAGCATGCAGCATTTAGATACTACGCCTGGGACAGGCCGACCAATTTACAGTTTAAGACATGGTGGAAACTTACCAAACGATACTCTTGCCGTACAGATTGGTGGTAATAGAAACAATACTACTTATGGTAATACAGGAACGATGTTAACTATAATGGAAGTTAAAGCATGAGTACTGTAAACAATAAAGTATAAATACTCATATTAAAAGGAGACAGAAATGAAATATGATATACCAAAAGCACTTCAAGCTTTAAAGCCGGGAGCTGAGTGGGTTTTAAGAGGTGACGCATGGTCTGGCTTGGAATGGCTTGACAAAAAGCAAACTGTTCCAACAGAAAAAGAAGTTACCGATAAGATTGCAGAAATGGATGCAGCCGAAGGAATGAGACTACTTCGTGTTGAAAGAGACGCAAAACTAGCAGCTTTAGATTGGGAAGTAACTAAAGCTTATTCTAATGGTGTTGCAGTTGACTCTAAGTTGAAAACTTACATGCAAGCATTAAGAGATTTACCTGCAAGTGCATCACCAAAGACAGATGCTGCAGGCGAGTTAGTAGCAGATTCAATAACATGGCCAACAAGAGCTAGCTAATGACAAGAGCAAGAGAAACAGCAAAATCAGGTTTTCTTACGGAAAAAGCTTTTCCAACAGGATCAAATGTTGTATTTAGATTAAATGATCAAAATCTTGATACAAGTGTAACTATTGATTCAGATAAAAACGCAATGGTTGCTGGTCCTCTTTCGATTGACAGTGGTCAGACATTAACACTACAAGGTAACTTAAGTATAGTATAATGGCAAGTATTTTAAAAGTAGATAGTATAAGAGGAACTGGCGGTGATAGCGATTCGATAAGCTTTGACGGTACTGGTAATGTGACTTTTCATAAGACAGTAGATGGTGCAAGTCCTGTTTCAGTTATATCTAATAGTACAACTGCAGCAACTGATGTAGCATCAATTGAGATTGATTTAGATACAAGTGGCATTTATCGCTATCAAGAATTACATATGCATCAAGTCTATCACTCAGGTAGTGGTGAAAATCTACATATGACTATGAGAGATCAAGCTACAGGTAGTTTTCTTGGATCAGGGTTATATACTAGTATATGCCACGGTGCACAACAAAGCAGTAGCGGTAATAGCACTGGAGATGATGGTGCCTGGAATGGCGATTTCTTTAAGTTACATTGGTACGGTTTAGGTGATGACGCAACATATCGATATAGTCATCAAATAATAAGATTTGTTGATGTTGATACAACAGCACAAAGAACAATTTATCATTTTACGCAATTTGGTAATTCATCCGGTGCACAAGAAGTTGTGCAACATGGTGCTGGAACAGTACTTCATAATTCAAAAAATGATAGATGTAAAATATTTTGCCGAACAGGAAACATAAATTATAAAGGTTATACACTATACGGTTATAAGAGAGCATGAGTAAACTAGTAGTAACAAATATAGAAACTCAGAATATAAAGTTTGATTCTGACACTACGGCTTTTACTATTGGATCAGATGGTGTATTAAGTGGAACTGGTTCACCAGCCATGGTTAAGTTATTAGAAGCTGATATATCAAACGTTGCACAATACGACATAGACTCAACTTATATTAATTCTACTTATGATACATACAAAGTTATTGGTAGACTTGTGTTAGCTTCGGATAATCAAAATTTATTTTTAAGATTTTTCTCAGGTGGTTCTATTTTAGATGGAAGTGTTTATGCAAGAGAAGCAGAATCAACTGGAAGTTCAACACACGATGGTTCAAATTCTACTTCAATCCTTGCAATACCTAATGGTTTTAATGTTGGTAATAACGGTGGAGAAGGTACAACATTTGAGTTTCTTATACAAAATGTAAACAATACAACACAACCTGCTTGTGTTAATGGACAAAGTGCAAATTTTGAATCTAGTGTTGGTAATCATTTTGGTGCAGTTTACTCCGGAACTTTATTAAAAGCACAAGCAAGCACAGTTGTTAATGGATTGAGATTTGTCTCTTCCAGCGGCAATCTATCCACCGGTAATATCAAACTATACGGAATTAAATAAAGGAGAAAAAAATGCCAAGATATAAAATGGTAAATGGAGAAAGAATCCAGTTTACTGCAGAAGAAGAGAAAGCACGTGATCTTGAAGAACAAGCATGGGCTGACGGGGCTCCTGCACGTAGAATGGTTGATTTAAGACAAAAGCGCAATGAACTCTTAGTTGCAACCGATTGGTATGGTATGTCTGATGTAGCTATGGATTCAGACATGACTGTATATAGACAAGCGCTTAGAGATATTACAAAACAAACACCAGCAGATGATGCGTTAAGTAATATTACATGGCCAACAAAACCGGAGTAAGAAGTGGTAAGCACACTTAAAGTAAATAAGATTCAAATACCTAATAGTGATAGTGATGTTATATCGCTTGACACTAGCAGCGGTAATATTACGATTCCAAAGCCTATAACCTTTTCAAATACGTTGAGCGGCACAGGCATGGATTTAGTTGCCACTGTTAGTAATACGAGCATTGGAGCAACTACTTTTGAATTTAGTATGGATTATGACTACAATAATTTTTTAGTTGTAATAGAAAGAATATCGGGCACTTCGACTTCAGGTAGTGAAAATCTGGACGTTAAGTTTAAATTCAATGGGTCATTTGATGGTGGGCAATCAAATCCTTATTACTGTGAAGCATCTGTTCAAGGAAGTAGTAGCTACAGAAATACTAATGCAACGGATAACGGAGAGTTATTTTTCACGAATAAACCTAGTAAGAGATGGACAGGATTTTATTATTGCACAAATTTTAAAGGAGAAGATAAAGGATTACCAAACTTAAATGGTTTTATAAGTGGAGCAACAGGGAGTAGCGATCACGGTAGTTTTACATTTGTAACTGGTCTACATACCGTTTATGATCAGAAAATAACTGCTTTAAGATATGCATTTACGAATGGAAACATGGACGTAGTTCAACAAAAAATTTATGGGATTAGTTAATGAAATCAAATACAAAAATTGAAACACCTGAATTTCAGGGAACACATTTATGGAACAGACTACACTGGGCTAAAGATAATTTAGACGGTGTACAAACCGACTATAGAATAGTATGGGAAGATCCGGAAGAACCTGATGCACCTGCTAAAGTTACAGTAGCTGATCCAAACTGGATGGCATGTGCTTTACAGGGTGGCATACTTCCACCAGTAGAAGTTTACTGGGCTTTAGCAGAAGATGAAGCAAAACCGGATTTTAAAAAACATACTCGAGGTTATTTACTACATAACACTAAACCAGTTGAAAAGATGACTGAAGAACAAGCAATTGAATACTTAATTATGAAAGATATACCACAAAGAGTGTGGAGAGATTATGAAAAATCAAATCGTAAAAGATTAGTAATTTGTAAGAAACAAAATCTACCAAGTCATAGAACGTGGCGTAACGCTTGGAAGATTAATCAAGAAGTAGCATAGGAGAAAAGAATGACGACTACAATGATTCAAGACAAAGATGGAGTGATTGCTGCTGTTCCATCTACCAAGCCTTCTGATAGACATTTCAGAAATGCATGGGTATTTGATAGCTCACAGTCTGCTATCACAGAAGATTTAACAGCAGCAAAAGAAATATTTAAAGATAAAATAAGACTAGTAAGAGGACCTTTACTTGAAGCCGAAGATGTTGTTTGGATGAAAGCAGCAGAAGCTAATGATAGTGATGGAAAAATTGCAAGTGTAACTAAGAAGAAAAAACTTAGAGATGCACCGGCAGCTTCTGCAATTACAAATGCAACTAGCATTACAGAGTTAAAAGCAGCATGGGACAGTGATGTTTTAGGAGCGAGTCCTTATAAATAGAATAAAATAAAGGATTAAATATGGCAACTCCTAATTCAAGAGCAACTCTTATAGATTATTGTAAAAGAAGACTCGGTGATCCTGTAATAGAAATCAATGTTGATGAAGATCAATTAGAGGATAGAGTGGATGAAGCGTTACAATACTATCAAGAGTTTCATTCTGATGCTACTGTTAGAACATACTTGAAGCATTTGATAACCGCCACAGATGTGTCAAATGAATATATTCCAATATCTTCTGATATTATATTCATTTCAAAAATGTTTCCTTTAACTAGTTCATTTAATACTAGTAGAAACTTTTTTGACATCAAATATCAAATGATGTTAAATGATATTGCAGACTTAATGAATTTTGCCGGTGATTTAGCTTACTACGAACAAATGCAACAGTATTTGTCATTACTTGATATGAAGTTAAATGGTCATCCACAAGTTCAATTTGCAAGAAGACAAAATAGATTATATATCTTTGGAGATTTTGCAGATAACGATATTAAAGCTGGTGATTATATAGTTGCAGAAGTTTACACTACTGTAGATCCAAATACACACACATCAGTTTTTAATGATATGTTTGTAAAAGAATATACAACTGCTTTAATAAAACAACAATGGGGTACTAACTTAATTAAGTTTGATGGAATGCAGTTGCCAGGAGGAGTCGTTTTAAATGGAAGACAAATATATGATGATGCTACAGGTGAGATTGAAAGATTAAGAGAGAACTTAAGATTAGAGCAAGAACTTCCACCAGACTTTTTTGTAGGATGACATGGCAACTAATTTATATTTTAGTCAAAAGGTAAAGTCAGAACAAAACCTATACGAAGATATTGTAATTGAATCATTGAAAATGTATGGGCAGGATGTGTATTACTTGCCTCGAGATCTCGTAAATGAAGATAGAGTACTTGGAGACGATCCGGAGTCAAGTTTCAATTCATCACATGTTATTGAAATGTACATCGAAAATACTGAAGGTTTCGAAGGTGAAGGAGATTTATTTACAAGATTTGGCGTAGAGATAAGAGATGAAGCAACTTTTGTTGTTGCAAGAAAAAGATGGGAACAAACTGTACAAAGATATGATAATGAAATAACAAGTACAAGACCATCTGAAGGTGATTTAATTTATTTACCACTTTCAAAATCATTGTTTCAAATAACTCATGTAGAACATGAGATGCCATTCTATCAATTAAGTAATTTACCAGTTTATAAATTAAGATGTCAATTATTCGAATATACTGGAGAAGATTTAGATACTGGTGTAGATACAATTGATGATATCGAAAGAAGATATGCTTATAAATATGTACTTACATTAACAAATACCCGTGACAGTGCAGTAGCAAGTGTAACATTAAATAGTGGACAACTTGCAAGTGTTTCAATTGTTGATAGTGGTAGTAATTATTTTACAGTACCGAGTGTATTAATTTCAGATTCAAATGGTGTAGGAGCTGTTATAGCTGCTACAATAGATAGTAATAGTGGTGAGATCGATAGTCTTACTATAACAAACCCTGGTACTGGTTATTCAAATCCAACTATAAAATTCACTTCACCATCGCCTACACAATTTGAAATGGGTGAAACCATCACTAGTGTCAGTGGTGATACTTTAATGAGAGCTGAAGTTGCAAAATACTCAGACTCTGACAATAAGCTTCATCTTATACACGCAGGTGCAGATGATGGTAAATATCATGCATTTACTGTAGGTAAAAAGATTATAGGTCTTAAGACTGGTGCAGGTGGAATAATTAATTTAGTGGTTGAAGATAATCAACTTTCTGAAAATGAACAAAACACTGATTTTACTACAGCAACTGATTTTATAGATTTTTCTGAAACAAATCCATTTGGCGATACGAGTAATAACTAATGTTTGGCGGTCACTTTTATCACGAAAAAACAAAGAAAGCAGTTGCTTTATTCGGTAGACTGTTTAACAACATATATGTAATTCGAAAAAATTCAAGTGGTGCAGTCATAAGTCAAGTTAAAGTTCCATTGTCTTATGCGCCTAAACAAAAGTTTTTAGAGAGAGTAAGAGAAAATCCAGATTTAAATGATGATACAAAGGTTGCGATTAAATTACCGAGAATGTCATTTGAAATAACATCTATCGCTTATGATGCAACCAGACAACTCGCTAAAACAACAACATTCAATACCACATCATCAAATGCAGATGTAAATAAAAGACAAAAGTTTTTTACACCAGTTCCTTATTCTATAAACTTTCAATTAAATGCATATGCTAAATCACAAGATGATGCATTACAAATAGTTGAACAAATTTTACCAACGTTTAATCCGCAGTATTCAATCACTATAAAACCTTTTGCAACTGAGTATCCGACATTGCTTGAAGATATACCAGTAATTATACAAGGAGTAGCTTTTTCTGATGATTTTGAAGGAGCAATGGAACAAAGACGTACAATAATTTACAGCATGGACTTTGAAATGAAGTTAAGTTATCATGGTCCGATTGCTGATACTTCTGTCATACGTAGTACCGTGGCAAAAGTATTTGATATTAAATCAGGTTTGAATGACTCTGATATAGGCCTTCAAACTTTAACAGTAACACCAAATCCAACAAGTGTAATTGGTTTAGCAGATAGTGATTTTGGTTTTACAACAACAATAGTGGATAGCGCATAATGTATGAATATAGATGTAAAGTAGTTAAAATAATCGACGGTGATACTGTAGATGTAGATATTGATCTTGGTTTTGGTGTTTGGTTGCATAAAGAACGAGTAAGATTATATGGTATTGATACACCGGAATCAAGAACTCGCGACTTAGAAGAAAAAAAATATGGATTAGCGGCAAAAGATTTTTTAACTGGAATGCTAGATGATGATCAAATAATATTAAAAACTCATAAAGATAAAACAGGTAAATTTGGTAGAATACTGGGTGAGTTATGGAGAACGAGTAACTACACTGATAAGTCTATAAATACATATATGATAGAGAAACATCATGCAGTTGCATATCACGGTCAATCAAAAGAAGATATAGAAAAAGAACATATAAAAAATCGAGAGTTTGTTACTTTAAATGAATGACAAAAATGAAATGGAAAAATTTTTTCCACCTGAAGAAAAGAATGTTGATAATGATTACAAGTATTCTCGTGATACGTATTATGAACTTGTTGAAAAAGGTAAACAAAGTTTAGAATTAATGATTGAAGTTGCTCGAGAGAGTGAGCATCCACGTGCATTTGAAGTTTTATCAGGCATGATAAAAAATATTTCGGATGTTAATGATCGATTAATGGATTTAAATAAAAAGAAAAAAGACTTAGATAGAAAAGAAGAGATTAAAAATATTGCCAAAACAACAAATAACCTCTTCGTTGGTTCAACTGCAGAATTACAAAAAATACTTAAGAATGAAACGGACCTAGTCAATGTCACTCCAAAATCAAAATGATAACTATCTAGGTAATCCAAATATAAAGAAAGACGGCATCGTTCAAAATTGGACGGAAACCGAAGTTACTGAATATGCAAAGTGTATGAAAAGTTCTATATACTTTGTAGAAAAGTATGCAAAGATAATTTCTCTTGATAAAGGTTTAGTTCCATTTATACTATATCCTTACCAAAAGAAAATGTTTAATAAATTTGAAAAAAATAGATTTAATGTTGTATTAGCATGTAGACAATCAGGTAAATCAGTTTCTGCTTGTGGTTATTTACTTTGGTTTGCTTTGTTTCAACCGGAAAAATCAATTGCAATATTAGCAAATAAAGGTGCAACTGCAAGAGAAATGTTGGCTAGAATTACTTTAATGCTTGAAAATATTCCATTTTTCTTACAACCAGGCGTAAAAGCTTTAAATAAATCTAATATCGATTTTAGTAATAACAGTAGAATTATTGCTGCAGCAACATCAGGACAATCAATTAGAGGTTTATCAATTAATTTATTATACTTAGATGAGTTTGCATTTGTTGAAAGAGCTGCAGAATTTTATACATCAACATATCCTGTAATATCATCAGGTACAGATACAAAAATTATTGTGACATCAACCGCAAATGGTATAGGTAATACATTTCATAAAATATGGGAAGGTTCAGTACAAGGTGTTAATGAATATAGTAACTTTCGAGTTGATTGGCATGATGTACCAGGGAGAGATGAAGAATGGAAACAAGAAACAATTAATAATACTTCACAAGTACAATTTGATCAAGAATTTGGAAATACTTTTTTTGGTACTGGAGATACTTTAATTAATGCACAAACTCTTTTAGATTTAAGAGCATCACATCCATTAAAAATTATGGAAGGTGGTGATATGTTAATATATAAAGAACCTGTAAAAGGAAATGAATATATTTTAGTTGCAGATGTCAGTAAGGGAAGAGGACAGGACTATTCATCTTTTTCATTAATCGATATTAGCACTCGCCCGTTTGAACAGGTTGCTGTTTACCGCAACAACACTATCTCTCCACTACTCTTCCCTAATATTATATATAAGTATGCAGTAGTCTACAATAAAGCTTATTGCATAGTTGAGTCAAATGATCAAGGTTCAGTTGTATGTAATGGATTATATTATGACTTAGAATATGAAAATATGCATGTTGAATCTGCAGTTAAAGCAAATGCGGTAGGTATAGAAATAAATCGTAGATCAAAGAGACTAGGTTGTAGTGCACTAAAAGATCTACTTGAAAATAATAAGCTTAATGTTGTTGATGAACAAACAATTTTAGAAATATCTACATTTGAAGCAAAAGGTCAAACATTTCAAGCATCAACAGGTAATAATGACGATTTAGTTATGAATTTAGTATTATTTGGATTTTTTGTTTCATCAGCTTACTTTTCCGATTTAACTGATATTAATATTAAAGATGTAATATTTAATCAAAAAATGAAAGAAATACAAGAGGATATCGTTCCTTTTGGTTTTATCGATGATGGAACTGAACACATGAGAACTATTGAAAGTAAAGAAGATCAATGGCAAATTGAATATGATAGAGATTTGTAATATTATAAATAACAATAATTGAACAATCGTATTATGAAACTCGTAATTAAAAATAAGGAATAAAAAAATGGCACTATTTTCACCATCGGAATCACCCGCGGTTGTTGTCAAAGAGATAGACCTGACTGGAGGAGTGCCTAACGTCCAGTCAACTACAGG